CTGGTAAGTGAGGATTTTCTTTACCGTCGGCAGCGACAACCTGAACTCTTTCGAGCAGGCCGCATAGCTAATGGCGTCATCCTCGTGGCGTTCGCGGATCTGATCGATTACGGCATCGGGGATACGGGCGTTCTGGTGACCCTGGCCGATGCGGTGGCCGCCTTCGTTGTAGGCCACATAGGTTCGGGATCCGGCAGTAGTCACCATTCGGAGCAATCCTTAAGCGGGGATTGACTATGAATGTGAATTTGACCGGTGGCTGAAATTATCCCACGCGCGGGCGCGAATGCTTCAGAATCCCACATCCTCGGCTGTGATTTCGGGCAGCCGGTCGAGGGCAGGAGGCCGTTCCCTGGCCCGCGCCGGAGCGGGATCCATGCTCGCCTCGGAAGCTCGTGCCGATGCGACCACGGACAAGAAGAGGGCGATGATGACGGTCTTCGATCGCTTCTCGCCGGTTTTTTTGTCGTCCCAGGCCTCGACGGTGAGTTTGCCTTCGAGGAAGACGCGGGTGCCTTTCTTGACTTCATCTCTGGCGCGTTCGGCCAGCCGCCCGAAGGTCTTCACGTTGAGCCAGGTGGTTTCCATTTTCCAGTTTCCCTGGGCGTCTTTGCGGCTTTCGCTGGCGGCGATCGAGAAGGTGGCGATGCTGGTGCCCGAGGCGAAGGCGCGGAACTCTGCATCTTTGCCGGCGGTGCCGGACAGGAAGACCTGGTTAACGGAATTCATCGGTTCACCTCGATCCGGCGGTTGTCTTCATCCATGCGTTTAATGAGCCGGGTGTAGGGATTCACCGCGGCCATCAGCGCTTCGGGCTTATGGCGCCTGGTGATGTCCAGGTCCGGCCAGTGCACTTCGACCTTGCCGCGGCGGGTGCCTTCGACGCGTCCCGGCTGGCCGTGAGGGCAGGAGCGCAGCCGGACCAGCGTGCCGGGAGGGAAGGGCTGTTTATCGTTCACGGCTGCCTCCCTGACTCGCTGCCGCCGCCCAGGATTTCGCGTACGTACCGTTCAGCTTGGCCCAGAAGTCGCGGTGCCCGACCAGCCCCAAAGTGTTCAGGGGGTGCTGGCTGGCGATGTAGGAAAAACCGTTGTTGCTTTGCTTCACGTGGAAAATCGGGAACCAGAAGGTGCTTTCGTCGTCGCCGGAGAAGAAGGGCGGCACCATCATGGCGCAGAGTTCCCCGTCACCCTCCCAGCCGCACCGGAGAAGGACTGCCTTCAGTTCCTCTACCTCGTGAGGAGAAAGATGGAAGCGATGATCCTTCTCTCCGTATGGACCCTGATAGTCGGCTGGGGGAGCGAACTTCTCAAGGGGCGTCCATCCCAACTGCTCGTCGTCGTAGGTGTAGTCATACACAAACCATCCATTGATGGGATCGGACGAGGCTTCATAAAAGGCGTGGTAAATCTCCGCCTGCACGGTGGGGTTTCCCTTGCCCGGAGTTGAGGGGCCGCGTACCCCGTGTGTTGTATATCCCGCCCAGACATCTATCGCGTGGTGATGGCTCTCAATCAGACACTCCACCTCGCAGAACCTCCGCACGTGCCCAGTGGTGATCAGCGTGACGTGATCTGGGGTGAGCGGCTCATTGCAGAAGGGGTTTTCGCAGCGCCATGCTCCTGAGTCGTATCTCATGTTCTCCTCCCTTGGGTTGGCTGTTATTACTGCATCGCCCGCCTGCGATCCTCGAGCTCCACGACACAGCCGCAGGCCTCCAGGCGGCCCAGCAGGCCGGACAGCCCCCAGCCTCCGTCCAGCCACTTTTCCCCTCTCAGGTGGGCATCGAGCTGGGCCAGGGTGGTGCGGATGAAAAATTCCGGGTTGGTGACGGTCGAGTACTCCGACAGCCGGACCGGAGCCTCTTTCGGTTCCCAGCGGACCAGGCGGACACCGTCAGGCATCGGCGGTCGCCGGATAAGCAGGTCAATGATCTCCGGCTTGTGGCGGCGCAACTCTTCGAGCACGGGAGCGGCCGCGCTCTTCGGAACAATCCCGAGCCGGTCGCCGTCGATTTTGAACCGGCCCCCGTTCCTCTCCACGATGGCGATCAGTTCGGCGGCGGTGCTCATAGCAGCCACTCCTCCTCTTCCTGGGCATCATTGATGGCGGCTGGCGCCTCTTTCAGGGCTCCATTCGGCCCTTTGCCGGGCGCATCAGGTTCTCTGGTCGCGTGCGTCTCAAAATTCCGCTGCGCCTCAAAGTCGGACTTGAGGGCAACGTTCGCAACGAACTCCTCGCCGGCGATCTGGCGGATCTCCGAGCCGAGCTCCTCGAGCAACTGGAGGAACTCATCGCGGGTGGGCGGAACGACCTGGTCCTGCTTCGCCATCCAGCCGGCGCAGTCGCGATGGAGGGCGTTGACCGCGGTCACCCATTTCGGATTGGGATCGCGCCGGGCGAGCGAGGCCGCGTCCAACCAGACTTTTTGGTCGAACCACTGGACGAACGGTTCGCGTAACGCGTCGAGCCGGACCTCGGCGGCGGATTGGTTTTCCTCGTCTCCCTTTGCTTCCGTTTTTGCTACGCCAGCGTCGGTCAGCAGCAGCTTGATAATCTCCGCCTTGTGCAGGCGAAGCTCTTCGAGCGCTGCCAGGGCAACTTCCCGGGGATAGACCGTCAGCCGGTCGCCCACCAGGAAGAACGCCCCCCCTTTAGCCTCGACGGCTTGCATGACGGAACGGGCATTGGTTGTCATATGACAACCCCGCCCCCGTCGTCGGAATTGGAGCCCGATTTAGCATTTGGAGCGACCGAATTTTGGCGTCTGCCGGATGCCGAACTTCCGTTCGGGGCCCCCTTTACAGGAGTTTTCACCACGATAATGGGTGATTCGAAATCGCCGCCATTGACGCGGGTTTCAGAGGGGTCTATTTCGGTGGCCCGCTGTTTATGCACCCCACCGAAATCAGGTGCCTCGGAAGCCGCGTAAACACTGGGGTCTGCGGAGGGGGCCATTTTGGTGGTGGAATGGTTTGTATAAGGGGGGTTTTCATCAAGATGAAGCTCGCAGGGCTGGCCTCTACCGGTTCTCTGGACCTTCACAAATACCGAGGCACCGGTAACATCTCGCGCCTCGGTTTGCTTGAATCCCTTCCCTTTTAGGAACTCTTCCTCGGCTTCTGTTTTTCGGATCGCAGGCTTACCGGCTGCGGCCCGTTCCAGAATCTCTTGCCGCAGCAACTCCACCCCTTGGGCGTGACGGTCGATCTTCTGCTGCACCTTCTCTTTCCGCGCCTGCTCTCCGGCAGCATCGATCTTGTTGGTCACGTCGTTTACGGTCCACCAGGGATCGGCTTCAAAGTCGATCTCCTTGACGCGGGCTTCCAACTCCGGGCCTTCGCGAACTTTGGAAGGACACAGAGCCAGACGAAGTTTGGTCTTACCCTGGCGCCGGGTGGTTCGCGCCTGCCAGTCCTTTGCTCCCTGTGCAACCAACTGCTCAACCCATAATTTGCCCTTAGGCTCCAGATCGGTGGCGTCGCGCACTTCGAAAACGAAATCAGCCCGATCCTCGACAACTCCATTCAGCCGGGAATGGGCGCCGTCTCTAGTGACGTTGCCCAGGATAAGCACCGCCGCGCCGGCGTAGCAGACCTTCAGGAGCGGAGTCAATGCCTGCCCGGATCCGGCAGTATCTTTTTCGCTGAGCCCGATGGTGAATGCATTCCAGGAGTCGATAAACACCACATCGTAGCCATCGAAAGGAAAGCTGAGCCATGCGCTCGGATCAGGAAAGAGGGAAGGACAACGTTCGCGAGTGATTACTTTCAAGTAGCCGCGCTCAACAGTGCGACTGCCAAGGTTGCGTAACCGGCTCCACACCGTGGAGGAGGGGTTATCTCTGTCAAGTACCAGCACCTTAAACTTGGCTCTCGCCAGTTTCACCGCCATGTCGAGCATGTACACGCTCTTGCCCAGCCCTCGTGGCGCGTAAATCTGGGTAAGGTAGCCTCTGGCTATTGGCGTATCGGGCTGGATCCAGTCGAAGGGTTTATCCTCGCGGTCTATCCCGTCGAGTACATCCTCGGCTGTGTCCCATACCGTTCCGGCCGCGTGCGTCTCTTTAGCTTCCGGCCTCCACAGCGGAGCGTCCTCGATCATCTTCTGGAACTCGCGGATCATCCGCTCGGGATCGTCCTTGTTCTCAAGGACCCAGTCGCCTATGTCGTATTTCGCTACTTTGTCGGAAAAGGCGACGCGCTTGATCTGGGCGGCATATGGACGGGCGTGGGCGGCGACATGATCAGCCAACGCCCTGCCGGAAGGATCGTTATCCTCGAAGATCACCAGCCCTTTATCGCTGAAGGACTTGTCGTACCCGTCGCGCCACTTCGGCTTCGTCGGCCTACCGTCCTTGCCATGTGGCTCCCACGCGCCGTCCGGACCGGTGGTGGCTACGATACGCAGACCCTTGGCCTGCTTCTCCGGCCACAGCCTTGGAATGACATCTTCCATCAGGGCGTCGCAACAGGATTCCCCCTCGGCAAAGAAGACGATGCTCGCCCCAACCAGGAGGGGCGCATTGTAAAGTGACCGTGGGATGTCGCCGGCTCCCTTCGCCCAACCGCTACTCGCGCTGTCCCAGTGCTCCCAGCTACAGACCTTCTCTCCATCAGGCATGCGCCACAGGATTTTCTTTGCTGCCGGATGCCCTTCGCGGTCGCGGTAGACATAGTCCTTGACGTACTGCCATCTGCCGTTGGCGTCGAACGGGACGCCAGTGATCTTCTCAATGTTCCGGATCGCGGTTGCCTTGTCGCATCCGGAGCGGACCATCTCGTAAGCAACGATGCCGCCCTTGCTTCCACACTTGTTGCAGTGGTATGCGCCGCTGTTGAGAAAAGCTGTCGCTGAGGGTGTGCGGTCGCCATGGGTATGAGCGGGACCGGGACAAGAGATCGGAACTTTGTCGCGGTCAGGCAGCGACCGGCTTAGCGCGGCCTCGTAGTATTGCCGGTTCTTCTCGCGGGGCAGCCAACTCATAGCCGGCCCCCATTCACCTGCGTGGGTCGCGATCGTGGTACGATTTGTTCCATTGGATCTCTCCTCTCTCGCGGGGTGTGATCCGGTGATGGCGATCAAAATATCTAGCCCCGGCTTGCGCGCCGGGGCTTACCTTTTACAGGCAGGCAAACCGCTTCCCGCTGGAGGCGCTTGCTTGCCTTTGCTTTCTCCTTGCAGTTGGCGCAATACCAGCCCGAGACACCTCGGTACACGCCCTGCGCCTGGCGGCCGCACTGGTCGCACACGTAAGAGGCCGCAAAGCCGCCCTCGTAGGGAATCCAGTTCGAGCCAAGTTTGGACTCTGCCCAGCGGCGCAGCGGGCCGCCTTTCCACATGCGGCGGCTGGCCGCTTGTACCTCCGTGGCGGTCATGCCGCCGAGGCCCCTGGGCCATCCGGATCCTCGTTGGAGATCACGGCCTGGTCCGTACGGGGCCGCGTATTCTCCGCGATCTCTGAAACGGGGGAGACCTCCTGGCGTTTCAGCCAGGCATTCCCGGCACTCTCGGAGATGAGCCGGCGGCGCCCGAGGCGTGTCACTACCGGGCCTTCGCCCCTCCTCCACATCGAATAAAGCAACGAGCGCGAAATCTTCGCCTGCCCGCAGAACTCCGGAATCCAAAAAAGTTTTTCCATAATCTCCCCTGGCTTTTAAGTTCCGTTCACGTGCATGGAAGTCAATGTAGCCGCGGCGCAGCCGATTACGGGTACTAGCCGCTGCGGGGGGTTGCTGGAACCATAGCGCCGTAGAACTACAGAATCATAGAGCAACAGAACCATAGAACTAAGATTCCCTAGTTCTTTGGAACTGCTATCCTGTGCGCGGTTGTGTTTTGCAGTTTCTGAAAGGGGAAGAGTTTTGATAACTATCGGCGTATGCGGCCGCAAGGGTGGGAGCGGCAAAACCACGACAGCGGTGCACCTGGCCGCCGAGCTCACGGCGCGCGGCCTGTCTGCGGCGCTGGTAGACTGCGATACCCAAGGCAGCGCGAAGCATTGGAGCGCACCTGGGCGCCTGCCTATGCCCGTAGAACATCGGCCCTTGGAACCGGGCGAGAACATCCCCCAATGGTCTGCCGGCATTCGAGCGATCCCCGCCGCGTACCTGGTCCTGGACAGCCCGCCACACCTGGACGCTGTCCTGGGCGGGGTCATCGGCCTGTCCGATATTGCCGTGATCCCCTGCGGTCCCTCCGGTCTCGATCTAATCGCCACGGCTGAGACTGTCGGGCTGGTGCGAGAGATTCGCAAAGCCCGCGGCGGAAAGCTGCCCCTGATTGTGCTGGTTCCCACGCGCGTTGATCGGCGCACCATGAGCGGCCGGCAGTTGGAGGGAGCGCTTGAGGATCTGGGCGAGCTGGTCAGCCCTCCCCTACACAGCCGCACAGCCCTGGCCGATGCTTTCAACCTGGGCGAGTGGGTTGGAACGTATGCCCCCGGCAGTGATGCTCATGCCGAGGTTAAGGAGCTCGCAACATTTGTTCTCAAGGCCATCAAGCCCGCGAAAGGGAAAACGAAAGAATGACCACGAAAAAGAATCCCGGCCTGTCTGCCCGCCATGAATCGGTAGGAGCGGCCCTGGCTGCATCGGGCGCCGTTACACCCCAGCCCGCCACTGCCGAGGGTGGGGGCATTGTCCCTATATCCGTGCGCCTGCCCCGCCAGGTTCACGAATCCCTGCGCCAGATCGCCTTCGACCGGCGCGTCTCGATCCACAGCCTGATTCTCGACGGAATCGGGCGAGTGATTCGAGAGCAAAGTTAGTGTGCGAATGTTTCCCCTTGTGCTTTAGAGTGCGCTACGTTACATTTTATCTACGGGCGTAGAAAACGTGTAACGGGAGGCTTGAAAAGGATGTCGACGGGCAGGTTTATCAGCTATCTCAGGGTATCGACGGCGCAGCAGGGCCAGAGCGGTCTGGGGCTCGAGGCGCAGCGCGAAGCCGTTCTTCAATATCTCAACGGCGGGCGCTGGACGCTGGTCGAAGAGGTGGTCGAGGTCGAGAGCGGCAAGCGGAGCGACCGGCCGGCCCTGGCGAAGGCTCTCCGGCTCGCGAAGAAGCATCGCGCCACGTTGGTAGTCGCGAAACTCGATCGGCTGTCGCGGAACGTTCTGTTTATCGCCACGTTGATGGAGTCCGGCGTAGACTTTGTCGCCGTCGATATGCCCCAGGCCAACAAGTTCACGGTGCACATCATGGCCGCGGTTGCCCAACAGGAGGCAGAAGCCATTTCCAAGCGCACCAAGGCTGCCCTCGCCGCAGCCAAGGCCAGGGGTAAGCAACTGGGCGGCCGGCGCGTCTCTGCCGAGCGCTTCACGGAGATCCGCGACGCCGGGCGCCAGGCGCACATGCAGAAAACAGAACAGGCCCGGGCGGAGATTCGCCCCGCGATCGCCAAGCTCGAGAAGTCCGGCGCCACCAGCCTGCGCCAGATCGCCGCGGGCCTCAATGCCATGGAGATACCCACCCCCCGCGGTCACGGCGAGTGGTCTGCGGTCCAGGTGCAGCGGGTTATAAAGGGCACCACCGCTCGCAAGCAGCCGGCCGGCTCGGCAACAGTCGCAGAGCAGGCGGCATGAGGGGCCGGCGATAAACGACCTCTGCGCCAAGTACGGAGTCCCGCAGGTCTGCACGGTCGAGGAGTGAGGCCAATGTCGATTGACCGGATTCAACTGGACACGGACAGCGAAACGTTGTGGGCTTTGGCCGAACTGTGCAAACGGATTCAGTGGCAGCACATACGCGAGTGTGCCGTGGATGATGATGAAGCCTATCGCATTCGCGAGGGAGTCGAGGTCCTGGACAGGGCGCTGCGGGAGAAAGGCTATGCCCCACGATGAAACGCACGAGTGACCTGCCCCCCATCGCCGCCATTGATCCGCCGGAGCCGAAGAGGGACGACAGCAAGCGGCCGCGGACAGAGCTGGAGAGGCTGTTACTCGATCATGATGAATTGCTCGCGCCGCAGGGCGGAGCCTTTCCGGTCTACCCGCGCAACCAGGTCGAGCACAAACCCGGCGATCGGTGGGTCACCATGACCAACGCTCTGGCTCGGGCCGGGGCTGGCCTGACGCTGTCCGAGAAACGCATCATGATATTAGCCATTGCCAAGCTGGACAGCCGGCACGATGTCCCGATCACTCATCCCGTGGTTCGCATCGACGCCAAAGAGTATGGCGAAACCTACAAGGTCGATCCCCACACGGCCTATGACGCGCTGAAAGCTGCGGCCAAGGCGCTTTTCGAGCGGAAGATCACGTTCTACGAGCCCGAGCACAAGCGAACGCTGACCAAGAAGCAAAAGCCGCCCGTGACAGAGATGCGCTGGGTGGGCCGCGCCACCTACCAGAAGGGCGATGGCTGGATAGAACTGGCCTTCTGGCATGAAATCGTGCCCCACTTGATGGGCCTGAAGAAGCAGTTCACCACCTACCAGCTTCAACAAGCCCACGCCCTGCGCTCGATCTACTCGTGGAAGCTGCTGGAGCTACTGATGTCGTTTGCCAAGGACGGCGAAGGGTGGATGCAGATCTCCATCGAGGACTTCTGCACCGCGATGGAAGCGACCGAGAAACAACGCCAGAACTTCGGTGAGATTCGCCGCCGCATCATCGAGCCAGCGGTCAAGGAGCTGCGCAAGAAGGACAACTGGCTGATCGAGTGGCGGCCGGTCGGCGGAGGGCGCAGGGTCAAGGGGCTGCACTTCGCCTTCCAGCGCCATCCCCAGGGGGCCCTGCCGTTCTATGAATGATGCCCTGCCGTTCTATCAATGAATTGTGGCAAATCCCGGTCTATTGTGGCATGAGTGAAATGTTGCCACAATAACTTAGAGAAAGGCACAATCGACCAAGGCTCAATTGTGGCAACGTCCGAGCTATTGTGGCAGGGAAGGAGTGTTGCCACACCCCTGTGGAAAATGTCCGGGAAAAACCACAATAGTCCGGAAAATGCCATAGTTAGTCCGGGAAATGCCACAATCCACAGGGCTAACTTATTGATTCCAAAAGCGATCCACTCTCTAGAAACAAGGTAAAAACAAGATATAGAAAAGAACAAGGCGCTCACGCTGTGAATTTGTGGAAAAGGCCAGCTTCCCAAGAGCAAAAGAACCGGTGCTCCCTTCGGTCGGGCCTGGCGCTGAAGCGCCTTCTGGTTGGGAGGGCTGCCGCCCTCCACAAACCCTCTCGCAGAAGCAAAAGCAAAAGCCTGCCAACAAGGGGAAAAGCAAAAGCCGGTCCAGGCTCAACGCCGGCATCTGTGCAGGCCGAGACACTCCGACGCCGCAGCTTCCGGGTCCGTGGAGTCCGGAGCGATGATGAAGAACTGGGTGCCGTTGGTATTCGGCTCGGAGTTGGTCATGGCGGACCAGGCCTATAAACACAAATAAAGCCGGGAGCAAGTCGCGCTTCACTCCCGGCGGATCTTTCTCAGGATTCTGAATGCCTGCAGTCTACTCCAGCCCGTGCCGCCAGGCGCCGCGGTGACGCTGGAGCGAACCGCCGCCCAGGGAGTGAGGGCCTCCCCTGGCGGATTTGCCCTGGCGGCTCTCCGCGCCACAGGACGCGGTCAATAGCGATCGGGCTCTATTGGCGCGGAGGAACGGAGGAGGAATCGAATCCTCCGCGGAGAGGGTGTCTACTTCCGGGTTGAAGACTTCTTCGCCGACCGGGACGCCAGGAACTCCGCTCGCAGCTGCTCCATCATCTTCCGGTGGTTCTCCGGACTCATCCGGAACAGGCTGTTCCCCTCGCTGTCCTGCTGCAACGACTCGGCGGGCGGCGTCTTCGTGGCCCGCTGATTGTCCTGGGTCGAATCCTCCGCGGGCTCCTCCGGCTGGGGCGGATTGGCGGAAAGTTCGGGCTTGTTCGGCGTTTTGGATTTGCCGCTCGAACTGACTGGAGGTTTCACTCCGAAGCTGATTTGCGAATGCGCGAAGGGATGATTGGGGGCGTGCTTCGCCAGAAACTCCTGCAGGTTCACCTCGCCCAGATAAGCCATATCAGTTTCTCCTTGGCCTTATTCATCCTTGTCGAGTACCCATTGAAGTCCGTTACCAGCTTTCAAATATTGTTTATTCAGCTGATGGACAACGAGCGAAGCATACATACCAGTTTTACCGGTAGGCTCGCCAGTAGCGGTAACCTGCTTATACTTCCATTTCAGTTGCACGTACCCAATTGCGAAGCCACGCGTGTAGATCGGGTCGTCCGCCGAGGCTTCCGGCATCGAGTAGCGATGACCCTTCGCCATCTTGGGACCAGTCTTAGCCATTGCCATACTCTCCTTGCATCCAGGTTTTTATCTGTTGTTCTGTAACGAGTTCATGCATAGAACGGGTGGTCACCGCCTGGCGGCAGTTCTTTTGGAAGCCGTCACCTGAGCCCGTTGCAGCCGCTTGCCGGCCGGCGCCAGTGTCTCGACCACGAAGTCGCCATCCGGAAATACCGCTCTTAGCTCCAGCCGGCCGCCGAGCGCGCCGACGTACTCGCGCAGGGTGCTCAGCAGAAAGTCCGATTGCTTCTCCAGCCGGGAAACGGCCCCCTGGCCGATGTTGAGCCTCTCGGCGATCGCCACCTGGGTCTGCTCTCGCGCCTGGCGCAGTTTATGGAAGCCGATGCGCTCCAGCTCGGCATGCGCCTCCCGCTTCAGGCGGGCGCGAACCTCTGGTGAGGACTTGTGCTCGAGATCATTCCACTTGGTCGCCATGGCGTTTAAACTCCGTTCGAATTGGGCCTACGGGCGCTGGCCCGGGTTATTTCTTAAGCGTCTTCAGGTGCTCTCCGTAGATGGCATCCGCCTGGGGAACCATCTTTTCGTACCAGCGGTCATCACCGGTCTTTTCTCCGCCCAACAGCAGAAGAGCCATTCTGGCCGGATCGAAGGCGTAGAGAACACGATATGGCCGCCCTTCGTGCTGAATTCTCAGTTCCCGCATGTGGCTATATTTCGAACCCTTGACACCGCTGCTCTGCGGGTACCCCAGCGCCGGCCCGGCCTCCATCAGCATCAGCACCACGCGCTCGACGCTGTTCTGCTCCGGCTCCAAGAGGTCTTCGTACCAGGTCTTGAACTGGTCCGAGACCTCCACCTCATATGCCATAGATGCAATATATCACGGATGAGATATTGATACTCCTGGAGTGGAACCCGCTGCCGGGCCCGGAGTTGGTCACACTTCCTCGATCTCGATGCCCAGCAGCAGCGCCGCCATGCGCTTCTTGAGGCGATAGATGGGGTGCTTGTAGCCCTTCGCATCCACAACATGCCGCCGGCCTCCGTCGTCGAGGTAAGTGAAGTCCGCGACGTACACCACGGGGCGCAGCTTGCCGTTTCCCGGCACCAGGACGATGCGTTCCTGTTCGCGCAGATCGCGGATGAGGCCGCGGGATGCCAGGGCATGGAGCGAGGCCGCGCAGGCGGCCTCCCGCTTCGAGGCGTATTTGCCCTCGCGGATGGCCGAGTACTTGTTCGCCGGTTTGGCTTCGCGGCCTTCGACAAAGGCGGTCCAGGCCTCGCGATCAGAAGTGCGCATACGGGTCATATTCCTTGCGCACTTTGGGCCGATTCATCCGCGGCAGGTTCATGCCTGCCGGCATTTCAGGGATCGCGAAGGTCAACGCCAAGGCATCAGCCAGATCTGGACTCTTGTGCAAGCGCGACTTGATCTGTTCCTTGGGCTCGATCTGGAAACGGCCCGACGAAAAGAAGTAAGTTGGCGCCGTGAGCTCTGCGATCAGCTCCGGCAGATTAGGCAGGCAGCCCGACGCTTTGATCCAGTCCGACATCGTCATCCACATTTCCGCCCTCATGTTGGCGTAGCGCGGATTGGGGCTGGGTTTGTCGAACTGGATAGCGTAAGGACTGTGCCCCGCGGCTCGCATAACATCAAGCGCACCATGAGCCCAACCAGCCGTATCATCGAAGAACTCCAGGCCGTTCGCACCGGCCCACTCGAGCTTTTTAGCCATCACTCTCGACGCAATATCCACTGAAACTGAGGAATTACGCTGGTGGCGCATGACGATGGGAGCGAAGGCGGCTATTCCCTGTCGGGGGAAGATGACCGTGCGGTCGTCTCCGAAGCGTGCGACGTCGACGCCGAGGCGCTTCTCCGCCCAGCCGAAGGCTTCATCCACGGGATTACGCGCCATGGCTGCTTCAACTTCTTCAACCGAGAGCAAAGCATTGATCGATCCTGGTGGGAACTGGCCGAGCACATAGGCCATTACCCAGGGATTGTCGCGGCCATAGAGCGCAATCTGCTGTTTGGCCCAGCCGATGTCGACACGCGGGGAGCGTTTTGGGTCGTCAGGGTCGCCGGTGATCGAAAAGACATCCCACTGTTCCCGCTGCCTGGTGGTGACCTCATAGAGCATGCCGGTTTGAGAAGTAGTATTGCCGGCGGTGACGACCAGGCCATCTTCACAGCTGGTCAGCCCTTGTTCAGCGGAGCGCAGCATGTTCGGTGGGATGTCGCCCGATTCATCGATGAGGTAAAACGGAAAGCGCGAATGCATCCCGGATAGCGTTCGTCCGATCGTTTCCGGGTCTGCAGTCTTCGACCAGCCTTTGGCGGCCAGGAACCACGTCTCCGGATGGTCTTTTGCGACGATGCGTTCCTTGCTCCACTGAAAAGCCTGCAACAAAAAGGGCGATTCATTCTGCCAGCGAGCCAGCTCCGCCCACAGGTTGTCGCGTAGATTGTCGGAGGTGATGGAGACCGCGGAACCTTTGGGATGCTCATTCCGAGCCGTAAAGCACACCAGGCGATGCCATCCCGCCCAGGCCAGCACCGCGGTCTTGCCCGGACCAGCACAGCTTTTCATGGCAACGCGTTTGCGATCCGGCTTTCCCATCGCATGGAGGACATCGAGCTGCCAGGCATCGGGAGATGCGTGGAAGACATCTTCGACAAACTTGACGGGGTCGAGCTGCCATTCGCGGATGCGCAGGCTTGAGCGGCGCTGGCGTTCAGTCCTCACTGTTGCCGGGCCCTTTGTTTTCGCTGTCCGCCGTGGCGGATTCGCCCAGGACCAGCTGCTCGAGTGTTAGCCGGCCACTGTGCGCGATTTTGTCTCCATACTTCTGCGGCTTCGCGCCTTTGAGTAGAAAGATCAGCAGCGTATCGCTGTATTCCTGCATGTGGCCGACCAGCTTACCGCCCTGGTAGACAGGCTTCTTTACGCCGTCCTTTCCGCGCCTGATTGCTTCTTCTTCGAGCAGATCTGCTGCCACATCGAGCGCCTTTTGCCAGTCCTGGCGGAACTCTTCTTCCTCATCGCGCCACTCATAGACTGCCGTACGCCCCAAGCCAGCCAACGTGCAGGCTTTGGTGACATTTCCGGTCCGCTTCAGCGCATCAAGGAACTTCTCGCGCTTTTTAGGGGTCCGTATTGTTCGCGGATTTTCTCCATGCACTGTGTTAGGCATGACCGACTACCTTCCACGGCGCCGGCGTCTGGGCTCGCGGGCCAGTACCGGCATCCTCGTCAGCGATTCGCTCGACCTCCGCGAACTCCAGCGATTCCTCACCGCAGACGAGCTCTGCGAGAGTAATCCCCTCAAGGATCCTGCTGTCGTTCATGAAATCGGAGTCTGGATCATCAGCAGGAGTGCGTATTGCTGCCTTACCCATGGGAGAGCGCCTTCCATCGCGCCGCCGTCTGAGCTCGACGCTGGTAAGTGAGGATTTTCTTTACCGTCGGCAGCGACAACCTGAACTCTTTCGAGCAGGCCGCATAGCTAATGGCGTCATCCTCGTGGCGTTCGCGGATGAGATCGACTACAGAATCGGGGATGCGGGCGTTCGCATGAGTCTCGCCGATGCGGCGGCCGGCCTCGTTGTAGGCCAGGTAGATGCGAGAGCCAGAGGTTGTCACCATGTGCACATATCCATAGGGGGACTCAGCGACTATGAATATGAGGGTGGCTTTTACGGGGCGATTATCGTGCAGGCCGGGGGCAGAACGCAATCGAAATTGCCAGGCTTCAGAACGGAATGTCGGCATTTGTGATCTCCTGCGCCTCGAGGAGCCTGTCGAGGGCGGGCGGCACGGGCTGTGGGGCTCTGGGCACGATGAACAGGTGCAAGGCG